CTTCTAAATATTGCAAAGACCCTAATTACGCTAAGAAATCTAAGAAGAAAAAGTAATGGGACAGCTAAAAGAGTGGCGAGATCAAAAGTGGGTACGGATCGATAGCTCTGGCAACATTGTTGGAGAGTGCGGTACGTCAAAAAATAAAAAGAACCCTGATCGGTGTTTACCTGCCGCCAAAGCTCGTAGTTTAAGCAAGTCTGAACGAGCCGCTACCGCAAAGAAAAAGAAAAGAGAAGGCGCTAAAGGCAAGCAAGTTGTAAAAAATACAAAGAAAGCTGAGGTAAAAATGGCCCTTGGCGGGGCTGTTCGTCGAAACCACAAAGGGTGTGGGGCAGTCATGAACGAGCGTCGGAAGAAAACAGGGTACAGTTAATGCAGTTGGAAGAACAGATCATACAAGAGATAAAGGAATGGTCTGCTCATGCGTTAGAACAACCTTCCGAGTATTTTGCTGATATGCCTCCTTGTCCTTTTGCAAAGCGTGCATGGGCGGACAACAAAGTGACTATTTCGTTTAAATACGATGGTCACATGCAGGATTTGTACAGTGCAATCTCTCAGTTTGAGGATGAGTTTGATCTGCACATTATTGTAGATTTAGCTTTTGAAGAAGATCCGGAAGAATTTCAGGATTACTTGTATCAGATAAACGAGGCTATCTCAGATGGCTTATTTATCGACAAAGACATCTGGTTAATGGGTTTTCATCCACACGATGAGCCTAACGAACTTATCGACGATCAGTCTTTTACTCCGCTGGTCGATATGGAGTACGCGATGATATTTGTTCAGCGTTTGACAAAGGTTCATGCCGCGGCGGACAAATTGAAAGCAAAGGGGTATTATGATAAGTATCTGGGCGAATACGATGCAGAGCATTTATTTCAACAGAGACGTGATTTGTACGAACGGTTAATGGAGTCAGAAAATGGCGATGAAACCTAAGAAAATGATGCGTGGCGGTCCCGTAAAGAAAATGCGCGGTGGCGGCATGGTAGAAAAGAAAATGAAGTCAGGTGGTGCGGCAGGAATGTCTGTAGCTAATCTTCGTAAAATGGCCAAAGAAAAAGGCTACAAACTGGTTAAAGGCTAATGGCTACTTCAGGATCTACGGATTTTGAACTCGATGTAGCCGATTACATCGAGGAAGCATTTGAGCGTTGCGGTCTTGAGGTTCGTACTGGGTATGACCTTAAAACTGCAAGGCGTTCGCTTAACCTTATGTTAGCAGAATGGGCTAACAGAGGTTTAAACCAATGGACCATTGAGCAACGCTCTTTTACCGTAACACAGGGAACCGGGGAAATAGCTCTTGGTTTAGACGTGATTGATATTTTATCGGTAGTTGTTCGACGCAGTAGTACAGACTTTGCGATAGACCGACTTAGTCGAGATGAATTTTTAAATATTCCAAATAAAACAACTCAGGGTCGCCCAACTCAGTTTTTCTTAGATCGTCAGATCACGCCAAACTTAAAAATTTGGCCTGCTCCAGAAAACAGCACAGACATCGTCATTTATGATGCTTTAACTCGAATGCAGGATGCTGACTCTCAGATAAACACTTTAGACGTTCCATTCCGTTTTTACCCGTGTTTAGCGGCGGGGCTTGCGTACTACATTGCCATGAAACGAGCGCCACAACGTCTTCAACTTTTGAAAGCTGTTTATGAAGAAGAGTTTGAACGGGCTATGACGGAAGATCGAGACCGAGCATCATTTAACGTGGTTCCGCAATATGAATACTTTAGGACTACATAATGTCTAAGTTTGCTCAAGGCAAATTTGCATATGCAACGTCAGACCGTTCAGGAGTCCGATATAAATATAAGGACATGCGGAAAGAATGGAACGGATTGCTTGTAGGAAAGGACGAGTATGAGCCAAAACAACCGCAACTCGGTCCTTTTCGTAAGGTTATAGATGCACAAGCTTTAAAAGACGCTCGCCCAGATCGCGTAGAGCCTTATAGCGTTTATGTAGGGGTTCCTACCGTAAATCAACCAAACCCAAGACCTACCGCAGTTTATGGAGCAGTAGGAACTGTACAGGTAACAACGTCATGAGTTTTACATACGCACAGCTAAAACAAGCGATTCAAGATTATACGGAAAATGATGAAACTACTTTTGTAACAAACCTTCCGATATTTATTCGTAACGCAGAAGAAAGAATATTAAAAAGCATCCAACTCAATCTATTCCGTAAAAATGTTTCCGCAACTTTTACGGGATCAAACCAGTACCTTGCCGCTCCTACTGACTTTTTAGCACCTTTTTCGTTGTCTTATACTGATGGAAGTGGCAACAAAGAGTTTCTTTTGTTTAAAGATGTTAATTACATTCAAGAGTTTAATCCGAACGCTACTACGGAAGGTTCTCCAAGATACTACGCTGTTTTTGATATTAATAACTTCATTATTGCGCCTACTCCGGACAGCTCGTATACGGCAGAGCTACATTATTTCTATAGACCCGCAAGTCTTACTTCAGGTGCCGAATCAGGCACAACGTGGCTTTCTGAAAACGCCTCTATTTGTATGTTGTATGCTTCTTTAATTGAAGCCTATACTTTTATGAAAGGAGAGCAGGATTTAATTCAAAATTACACTCAACGATTTGTTGAAGCCGCAGGAGGCTTAAAGCTCTTGGGCGAGGCTGAAGAAACTACGCAAGAGTATCGTGCTGGCCGAATCGTTTTACCAAAACAATAACGGAAAAAAATGAAACACGAAAAATTAAAAAATGCAAAAATCGCTCTTGTTGCAATGGGCAGATCGCAAATTAATTTTGCGTTATCGTTAGCGCATTCCGAACACTACGATGAAGTTTGGACCATTAATGCGACCGCTGGAATTTACAAGACAGACCGCATGTTTATGATGGACCCTCCTGCGCGATTCCTTGATGACGATGTTGCGGGAAAACAAACCGATGTGGTTTCTAGTGTTATTTCAAAAAAACAAGAGTTCCCTATCTATAGTTGCACTGAAGACACTCGATGTCCTTCGGTGGAAAAATACCCGATTTCTGAAGTAATCAAAGACACAGGGGTGTGTTATTTCAACAACACTGCGGCGTATGCCTTGGCTTACGCTGTTTACCAAGAGGTTAAAGAAATACACGTTTTTGGAGTGGATTTTTCGTATGCTAGTCAAATTCACTTCGCTGAAGCTGGACGGGCTTGCTGTGAGTTTTGGTGCGGTATATTAACCTCCAAGGGGGTAATCCTTTCTATTGCTCCGGAATCCGGTTTTATGGATGCGAATGTGCCGCCTGAACAAAAGTTATATGGTTATCACCGTTTAGAAGACCCTCCGCACGTTTCGTTTGACGAGGGAATGCTGAAAATTGTGCCGTTGTCAGAAATAAAAGCACCTCCAGATCCAAAAGACGGTGTTGGAATATTGTATAAGGGTTAAAAATGTTTGACGTAAAAGTAAACGTGGCGGAAACTTTAACGCCTTTTGTAAAAACTACCGATGGACGAGGGCATACTCCCGAGGAAGTCGCTGAAATGTGCGTAGAGCGTTTGATCAAGGTGGGAGACAATGCTCATCCACTCCTTCAGGCGCAAGCTCGTGCATTTAGAGAGCAAATGCTTGCAGTCGTGACTCAGTATATTAAAATGGGCATCAAGCAAGATCGTGCTACACTATGTGCAGACCTCCGTAAGGCAGGTCAACATGAACTTGCCGATCAACTGAGGAGAATATGATATGGCATTTAGCGGAAACTTCATGTGCACGTCCTTCAAAGGTGAACTTTTGGAAGGTGTGCATGATTTTACAGCGAGCGGAAACACTTTTAAGTTAGCTTTGTATGACAATAATGCTTCCTTTACTGCGGCTACAACTGCATATACTGCGACCAACGAAGTAAGTAATTCTGGATCGTATTCTGCGGGCGGCGGCACGTTATCAAAGAGCGGTGTGACAACTTCTGGAACAAAAGCGTTCACAGATTTTGCTGATCTTTCGTTTACCACGGCAACAATTACGGCTCGTGGCGCGTTGATCTACAACGACACGGCAACGGGAGATCCGTCTGTAGTTGTTCTTGATTTCACGGAAAATAAAACTTCCACGGCAGGAACATTTACAATCGTTTTTCCAACAGCCAACGCGACTTCAGCGATTATTAGGGTCGAGTAATGTCTAGTCCCGCTAACGGCTGGGGCCGTGCGGGATGGGGTCAACTTGCATGGGGCGAAGGCGAAGCTGACGCCACCGTCCCACTTACTGGCTGGGGCCGTGCGGGGTTTGGCGAACTTGGCTGGAATGAAGGCGATGTTGCAGTTGCAAACGCTTCGGGTCAAGTTGGTTCAGCGACCGTTTTTACCAGTACAAATGTCTCTGTTAATGCAACAGGGGTCTCTGCCTCCGGACAGGTTGCCGGGGTCACGATCACTGGTGCCTCCAATGTTCCTACAACAGGATTATCTTCTTCCGGTCAGGTCGGGTCGGTTACGGTTGCGGCTACCGAAAATGTTAATGTCTCAGTAACAGGTCAAAACGCCTCTGGAAATGTTGGATCGGTTACGGTTTCCGCTACAGAAAACGTATCTGTTTCAGTAACAGGTCAAAACGCTTTCGGTCAGGTTGCCGGAGTCGCAATAACCGGTGCGGCAAATGTTACTGTAACAGGTCAAAACGCTTCTGGCGATGTTGGCGGTGTAACAGTTGCTGGATCCTCGGTTACTTCAGTAACGGGACAAAACGCTTCTGGACAGGTCGGTACAGCAACCACTTCGGGCACAGCCGTTGTTCCAACCACGGGGCTTAATTCCTCCGGACAGGTGGGATCAGTCACCGTTCAAGCAGGCGCAACCACTTCGGTTGATGGAGTCTCTGCTTCTGGTGAAGTAGGTGTCGCAACAGGCGCTCCACAAACTAAAGTTTTTGTTGATGGAGTCTCCGCCTCTGGGGAGGTTGGCAACTCAGACGCTAAGACTGATGTCGCAATTTCTGTCACCGGATCTGCATCTTCTGGTGAAGTTGGTGCGGTTGCAAATGTCACGGGTACTGCGCGTGTAACGGGTGTCGGGTCAGCGGCTTCTGGTGAAGTTGGTGCAATCGCAAATGTTACCGGCAATTCAAACGTCACAGCTATAGGGTCATCGGCTTCCGGTGTAATTGAATCTGTTACAATCACTGGCGCCGCAAATGTGCCTACGACAGGGATCAATGCTTCTGGTCAAGTAGGTTCAGTTACCGCCTTTACCAATATCGACATAAATGTCACTGGTTTATTCGCTTCTGGTGAAATTAACGCCGTTGCAAATGTCACTGGTGACGCAAACGCAGATGGAACCGGTTCCTCCGCTCCCGGTGAAGTAGGGTCTGTCACTGTCGAAGGTGCATCCAACGTACCGACAACGGGACTAGATGCTTCCGGTGAAGTAGGATCTGTTTCTATTCAAGTTGACTCATCCAATGTGGTTGTTGGTCAGTTTGGTTCCGGACAAGTTGGCGCGATTGCAAATGTTACTGGAACCGCAAACGTAGATGGGACTGGTTCCTCCGCTTCCGGTAATGCTGGATCTGTTACCGTCGAAGGCGCCACAAATGTTCCGATAACAGGTTTAAATGCATCTGGTCAAACAGGCGCTGTAACAGTCAGGACAGACGTATCCAATGTTGTTGTGGGTCAGTTTGGTTCCGGACAAGTTGGCGCGATTGCAAATGTTATTGGAACCGCGAACGTAGATGGGACTGGTTCCTCCGCTTCCGGTAATGTCGGCTCTGTCACCGTAGATACACGGATTGATGTAGAAGTTGATGGCCTTAGCGGATCAGGGGTTGTTGGAACAGTCACTGCGGGTGCTCAAACCTTGGTTGACGTTACAGGAGTTAGCGCCTCCGGACAGGTTGGTGAAGCGACAGTAATTACGTCGGCCATAGTTCCGTCACAGGGGTTAAGTGCGTCTGGGCAAGTTGACGCGGTAAGCATTACTACAAATGTGGTAATTGATGTTACCGGATTGAATGCGTCTGGCGAAGTCGGAATTGTAACAGTAGAACAAAGTATTCCTGTCAATGTCACGGGGGTTAGCGCCTCTGGGCAAGTCGGTAGCGTTACTGTACAGGCGGGAGCTTCCGCGCCTGTAACCGGGTTAAACACTGTTGGTGCCGTGGGTTCAGTCTTTATTTGGGGTGAAATCGTTCCGGACCAAAATGCAAATTGGCAGGGAATTGTTCCCGAAGAAGAAACAACTTATACTGAGGTATCGCCAAGTCCAGATACCAACTGGAATGAAATAGCGGCTTAGAGGATTTCAAAATGCCTAGCACTTACACTACTAATCTCGGTATTGAAAAAATCGCCACAGGCGAGCAATCGGGGACATGGGGAACAACCACTAACACTAATCTCGATCTGATCGATCAGGCTATAAACGGTATTATTACTGTAACAGCTACAGGTACCGGAACTTCTGGATCCCCGAACACCTTGCCAGTTACAGATGGCTCTGTTTCAAATGGCCGAAACAAATTTATTGAAATCAATGATGGCGGCGACCTTGGCGGTGATGTGTTCTATCAGCTCACACCCTCCGATGCTGAGAAAATCTTGTTTATCCGAAACAGCCTAACATCTCAAGACCTCATCCTTTTTCAGGGTACATACAATTCATCCAATGATCTTGTCGTACCTAATGGAAAAGACATGCTGGTCAAGTTTAGTGGGACAGGTTCAGGATCTACAGTCACAGATGTTTTCAACGATCTCCGAGCCACAAAGATTGACCCCGCTACGCTGTCGATTAACGGAACAGCGGTTACAGCAACAGCCGCAGAGCTTAATATTCTTGACGGGGTTACTTCAACAACGGCGGAGCTGAACATCCTTGACGGAGTTACTTCAACAACGGCGGAGCTAAACTACAACGACATCACAACGCTCGGAACATCTCAAGCGAGTAAAGTTGTTACGGCGGACTCGAACGGCGACATTGCGATCGGTGGTGATGTAACATTTACTGGAACCTCTAAGGTCCAGCAGACAAAAGAAAAGATCACAGTTTCAGCTACTGCGGCAACGGGTACGATCAACTACGATGCACTAACTCAATCGGTTCTGTACTACACGACTGATGCTTCTGCAAACTGGACAGTCAACGTGCGTGGAGATGGGTCCAACTCCCTCAACTCGATCATGTCTATTGGCGAGGCATTGACGGTTGTATTCTTGGTCACTCAAGGATCGACAGCATATTACAACTCAGCGTTTCAAGTGGATGGATCATCGGTTACACCAAAGTATCAAGGCGGTTCTGCACCCACTGAAGGCACCGCAAGTGGAATTGATGCGTATACTTACAATATTATCAAGACCGCAGATGCGACATTTACTGTTTTAGCTTCATTAGTGGACTTCTCATAATATGCCAGTTATA